TAATAGATTGTTACCGTCTATTATAAGATTATTTGCTCCACCATTTTTCATTTTTAATATACCACATTATAGTATATCTTAAATCATCGGCAAATGTTTTTTGAGTTTCAGAAAATTCTAATTGGGTACCAGCTTGAATCATCATACTTCTATACATTGTGTCTCTTAAACTATATCTAAGATCATGACCTTTTCTGTCTTCAACGTAGCTAATTAACCTTTTAGGTTTTTTCAAAATCGTCAAAATTATCTCTACAATTTCAATATTAGATATTTCTGAATGGTACTCTGAGTCAGGAGCGAGGTTATATATATTTCCTGCATCTCCTTGCAGTAGTACGTTATATATTTTTTCGCAATGGTCTTTAACGTATATCCATTGACGTATGTTATTACCTTTTCCATATACAGGAATTTGTTCATCATTATTAGCCTTGTACGCAATAACTGGAATAAATTTTTCGGAATATTGTCTAGGTCCGAAATTATTTGTACATCTTGTTATAATAATATCTTTTTTATATGTTTTGTGGAAAGATAGTGCTAGTAAATCTGCTCCAGCTTTTGTTGCGGAATATACAGATGATGGTTCTAATAAATCGTATTCTTCGCTTGGTGAGGAATTAAATTGTAGACTACCGTAAACTTCATCTGTACCTACTTGAAGAAATCTAGTGGTGTCAGGTAGTTGTTTTAGTAATTCATATACACCTACATAATTACTATCGATAAAAACATCACCATCGGTGATGCTATTATCTACATGAGACTCTGCAGCGAAATTTACAATATAATCATATTCTTTATCTAATTTAAAATCTGATATGGTTTCATATACTATATTTAGCTTATTACTATGTCCTGATGTGTGGTAGTATAAGTCATATAAATAATCTTCTGTTTTACGTGATACGCAGTAACTATAACTATCTACTATGGTTATCTTACAATTTGTGCATTTATTATAAAGTAGCTCTATAAAGTGACTTCCAATAAAGCCCAAACCACCCGTTACTAATATATTTTTATCTTTCATTCACTTAATATTCTAATTAAGGATTCTCTCTCTAGTGGCATATCTAGTCCGTGTGTTTTTAATTTTTCTGTCGAAAGAACACAATTAGATCTGTTGGCAACAATATGTTGTTTTAATTCATTATAATTAATAAGCTTCCAATTCGGGTTCCACATTCCGTACTTATCTAAGATTTGACAAACTTCATTTGTTGAAAGAGGCTCAGGATTCACACAATTATAAATACCGCCCGGTAAGTCTTGAATGTTAATAATCTTATTAATCACGAGAAGTAGGTCTTCAATAACAGTTTTAGAATTTACTTCATCGAGAATATTATTATATTTTAAGAGTTTACATAAGTAATTTTTTGACGCATTAAAGTCATTACAAACAGGCATTCTTATTCGAAGAGTATATACGTTGTTGTAATTACGTAAACATAGCTCTGCTGCGTGTTTTGTTTTACTGTACCAACTACTATCAGAGTTAAGTAATCCAAAATTAGGTTCATCTTCCTCTGTATAGAGTACATTTTCTGGACCGTCATATATACATCCTGAACTTACATTAATCAGTTTTATATCGTACTGTTTACAGAACTGAGCTAGAACGGTAGGAAATGTTACATTTAAATCCCAGCAGATTTGCTTATTTTCTTCACAAGCGTCTACATTTGGTTTTCCAGTATATCCAACACAATTAACTATCCATTTAAGTTGTGATCCGCGAAACTCGGACAATAAGTTACTAAATAATGTTTCTTTTAAGCTTTCTGGTACATTATACTTGTAATCTGATAGGTGAACTATATCATGTATATTTCCGATAGTATCAAAAAGATATCTATATGTCTTACTCCCTATGTAACCGTTTCCTAAAACAACTATCTTATTCATTTGTATTTGTTTGTTCTTGTACGTCTCTAAAAAAGTCTACTCCCGCAACGCGTCTTAATAATGTTTCTATAGCGTCGTAATCTTGAGGTGTTTTACCAGAGACCATTACTACACTTTCTCCTTTAAGATCATATCCTAGTAGTATAAATGATTTTAAATGCTCTCCGAGATAGTCAGTAATAAACGACATATCCTGTTCTTCTATCTCAGCTGGTTCGACGGCATTAATACTGGACTTTAATAAATTATCGAAATTTTTAGATTTAGGAATTGTCTTTTTCATTAGGCATTATATCTTTTTCGATTAATTTAGTCATAATAACTTCCATACTATCTGTTTTTAACTGAAAGTTTTTAAATCGACTACCGTCATTTAGTTCAAATTTAAAATCTTCAGTCCAGTCGTAATTAACATAACAAGTTATATATAAAGCGTTTGTTTGTGGGTTGAGCATTACTGTCCAGCGTCTAGGGTCTTCAGTGGTATACTCGGAGAAAATCCTATTTACTGTATACCCATTATCCCTTAATCGCTTAATAAAATACCCGCAAGTTGTGACTTTATTTTTCATTAGTTTTTATAACTAGTACTAACAAACGTGAGGTCGCTGTCTTTAAGTTCTAGTTTAATCATAAGCATTTTATATTCATTATTTATATAAATTATAGCTTCGGAAAAACTCAATACAGATATAAGTCTAAATAGTTCTACGTCTAAAATTAGCTCGTAATCTAATTTATCTCCATCATATTCCTCAGCGAGTATTGTAGTGTAACTATCTACGTTTTGTAGTTTTTTATCTGATAATTCAGCATATACGTTTGTATTTTCAGTCTTAAGATATACTTTACTTGATTCGGTGACAAACGGTAATGCTTTTAATATTGCATTATTTTTTTCTTTTGTAAGTTTAAAATTAGTGTTAAATGTAATATCGTCTATTTTATTAAAATCAAATGCAGTATTTTTAGTTATACTACTATCAAATAAATGATATTTAAATCTATTAAACTTATCATTATATGTAATACTGTTTTCCTCTACTTTAAGGCGTATATCAGCTTCATCTAAGCATGATAAAATTTTAATTAATTTAACTGTATCCGGTAAACATATAATATTGTCTTGAGGGTGATCATCCCAACTGACTTTATATTCTGCTTTAAGAAAAATGTTAGAATTATTATGAACAATAGTAGATATATTATTGCTTATATCTAGTGTCGCCGCTGAATCTAATCTCGAGACCGGATTAAGAAAATTTTGAATAAAATTATCTTTATTCTTTATTGGTAGAATCATTATTTTCGTTTAATTTGATTCGTATATTAATTTCTTTTGCGTTTTTTGCAATTCTCCGTTCAATTAAAGCTATGAATTTAGTAAATTGTTTTTCAACAGCAGAGACCCGCTCTATTAAACTATTCAATAGAGCAGGGTCTCCTGTAATTTGCGGTTGAGGAGCAACAGGTTGAGAAAGAGCAACCTGTTGTTGATGTACTGGTTGTTGCTGTTGTGGGACTGAGTGACGCGCTGGTTGCTTATATATATCCTTTTGTATAGGAATATCATTCATTGTAGCACTCTTTTGAACAATATCTCTGTTCAAGCCATGTGCTTGTTTATTCATATCATGAATAGCTAACTTTACTGCGTCTTCGTCGGTCATCTTTATTCTAGAGTATCAAGAAGCTCTTTAACTTTATCATCATCAATAGTAGACGATTTAGAGTCACCTTTTGATGTAGATTCTAAATCATCAAAAGGTATATCATCTTCTTCTTCAGCAGGCGGCTTTGTTGATTGTTTCTGTACGGGCTCTGTTACTGAATCTTCTGTAACTCCGTGGTAGTGCTCGGTAAGCATTGTCTGTAACTCGTCATAGCTTTTGACTGGGAAAACATTTTCTAGATCAAATGTTTGATCATAAACATCTTTAATAGTATTATCCGTTACTCCTGAGATTTGAGAAGGACTAGCGAAGCGAGAGCTTACGTATGTCGGATATCCTCCTTGCTCTTCAACTTTAACTCGAAAACTACAACCTTCACTCGAGAGGTCAAAAATCTTCTCACCGAACTCGTCAGCGTCTTCTCCCTCCATTGCTTCCATTACAATTTTATGCAACTGACGACCAAAGCGAAGAATTTTTACCTTACCTTCATTTTCAGGATTATCAGGATCCTTTACTACATAAACATTAACAAGCCAATTTTCTTTACGGTTTAAAGCTTTTGCCTTTTCTTTTTCTTCTTCAGAACCGGTACGAGAGAGTCTATATCGAGCCTCTGCAATAGGATCTCTTTCTCCCCATGTCTGCGGGCTAATCGCGCTTTGAAATTGCCCGGTCATTTCACTTACCCAGCCGTGTGAATAATAATGAAAGAACGTTTTACTAGGATCCTTTACGAACGGTACAAGCCGTAATATATATGTATTACCTGGCTTTAGTCGCATAATATTACTAGTTGACGTTTGTTGCGCGGTCTGAGCCATCGCTCCTCTAATTGATTCAAACATATTTGTTGTCATTTTCTTTTTAATATTTTATTTATAGTATTAGTTAATTTTATTCCCAAAGGTTTGAGTTTTTTCGAAAATGTATATTTCGATCTCAAACTACTCAACGTATTATAGAAGCTATTACATGCAAATTCAACTATATTTTTTTCTAGCTTAATATTTTTTTCTGATATATCGAGAGACAATAAGGAATAATAATTAATATCATTATTTTTTAGATCTAGAATAAAATTAGGATATATTCCCGACTGTATGTCGAGGTATTCGTCGCATCTTGTTAAATTATGTTTAATACACATATCATAGATAAATTTAAAGCTATTTCTTAATCTAGTAATATTAAAT